GCAGAACCTTCTGGTGTGGTTAACTTGTCTTGTAAGTGTGCGGCGGCTTTTTGATAAGCCATTCCAGTTAGTCTATAAACTTGATCTAATGCAGCGTCCCAGAGCCCATCAGCTTTAAGTTGTTTTACTGCTTTCTTGTTATCCATATCAGGCCAACCTTCGCCTGTTTCAGGAGTCCAAGGAATAGGTTCGCCGTCACGCATATACAAGCCTGATAAATCTAAGTCAGGAATAAAACGTTGGAAGAATGTTGTAATGACTGTGCCGCTTGAACCGCTGTCTTGGCCGAACTGTTTAATGTCATTGACTTTAAGACTTAGTAGTTGTTGCCAGTTTCCAATGTCGATTTGTAAGTCAGCTTTAGTACCTTTTTGATCACCTACACCATCTGTTTTAATATTAATTGGTGCGCCTGGATTAGCATCAGCTTCTTCTAATGCTTTTAGCACTTTACTTGATTCGTTTACGTATGCGGCACACGCAACAACTTTTTGTTCTAATGCCTCAACCCCTTCAGGATACTGTTTCTTTAGTTCTGCTCTATTGTGTATAAGTTTATCGATAACTTGATTGTTTAAAGGCTTGTTAATAGCCCGCATATTAATTGGACTTTTCTTATTTCTTTTCGTTCCAGAAATTTCAAATCCGCCTGGTACTACGTTGTTTGTAAACATTCTTAGAGCAGACCATACTTCTTCCGGCCCAACTTTTTTCTTGCTAAAAAATCTAGCATACAACGCGGCACCCAATATTGTCTCTGCCACTTCACCTTCATTCCAAGGCTTCTTTTCTTTGCCTGATTCTGCTGCACTTCCTTTAATTTCAGCACTCTTGTGTAGGTACTTAAGAGGTACTTGTTTTTTGCTAGGTAGTAGCGTTACCACAGTTTCTTCAATCTGTTGGGCAAACTGGATTTTATTCTCAGCAGATGCAAATCCTTTAATTAGGGATTTAATTAGATCTTTTGAATTAGAATCTAAATGTTGACCGCTAAGTTTTTCACCTTGCGGACCTATACCGATATCTTTAGCCGTAAGTAGGTTTTTAAGATAGTCAGGCCAGCTGGTTGAAGATGTACGCTGAAGCGTAGATTCTGTTAATTTAAACTCAATAAATCGCATAGTACAATATTTATGCGATCTCCGGGAACAGGCATTCCTGTATGAAATGTTTAACATCTTCTTCAGAAAGCCCTAAACTAACCATTACACGCGGTGTATGAGGGTTACATTTTTGATTTTGTGCGTAGTAGTTCTGTGCTTCTGTAGTGTTGATAGCTGTATTGTTTGTTTCAGCTACTGCGCTTAGATAGTGTGATACTGTAGTTTTAGCAAGTTGGGTAATTTGCTCTAGTTCTTCTTCATCTTGTACATTGGCCGCGGCTACCATACTTTTGCTGAATATGTTAGTTGCCCACTCGGGAAGGGCTCGTTCTCTTCGCCATTCTAATTTAGCTACTTCGCTGGCAAACCATTCCATCATAGGATGATCAGCATCGCCTGCTTTGCTGTAATCGTGGAAACAGCCAGTAATTTTATTCTTACCAGCTATAACATCAAATCCGTAAATTGGGGCCGGATTGTGCGTATGTGGAAAGATACAACAGTGCATCATCCAAAGCCCTTTGCTTTCGCGAGCATCTACTACATCAACGTGTGCTCTGCGATATGATTCACTAGTCCATACACGATTGACCCAGCCAGGCTGATTAAAGCGATCCATGCCAGGTTCAAATACTTCTTTGCCAGTGGCATCAAAACTATCTTCTAATAAGTGCTGTATCTCAATAAGAGTATCCCAAACTTTACTCATTAGGCACCAATGTCATCATTTCTTCAAACAACTCACCCGCAAACTTAAAACATATTTTAGCTTCGTCGGCCATATCATCGCTAAGTTTTTCACGAATGATTGCTTTGAGCGCATCGGCATTTTCAAATTGATACATGCGACCTGAGCCAGGTACACGTTTGGCAATCATCTGCCCGCCTGCCATATCACCAAAATGTCTTACATAGATATGTGCTAGTAATTTTTTAGGATCGTCCTTAATGGACATAATATAATCAATGTAGCGTTTTACTACCGGTAGAATAGTAGGTTCTCCGTCTACATCCTTATCCCATAATTCCTGAAAGTCTGAGTTAATAGCAGGAGCACGACGAGCGTCCGGCCCCCCTAATAAACCTGGATACATCATAGCGCACACTTCTAGTATTTCGTAACAAGGATGTTGATTCTTCAAGTACAATGCGTAAAGTTTAGGATCAATCTTTCCTGAAAACAGGACCTTTACAAAAGGTTTAGTTTCTGCTTCTTTGTGTGCGTCATGTGTTAGATCTTTTAGGCTCATTCTTCTTCCAGTTTAATTTGTAATGGATAACCGTTTTCTCTTGCTTTATTAGTTGCCTCTACTGCTTTAGCTTCGGCAATTTCAAAACTATATGTTCCAGCAACACCACTACCTGTTTCATGTACTTGTAGCATAATGTCTCTAGAACTTTCAACGGTATGTTTAAAAATTTCCACTAGGATCGAAATGACAAACTCCATAGGAGTGGCGTCATCATTAAGTAAAATAACCTTCCAATTTTTAGGTTCGGAAACTTTTACTTTAATTTTTTCATCTAGTTGGATATCGGTACTAGCCATATTATTCTCTTTTTAAAAGTGGGGAAGTTTCCTTCCCCAGTGGTTACATTATTATTTAACTTCGATTTGACGTGGCTTCAACGCTTCTGGTATGATTCGTTGAATATCAATTTGTAGCATACCATTATCAACTTTTGCTCCGCTAACAATCATGTACTCAGCTAAGGTATATGATTGTTCAAAGTCGCGAGCTGCCAATCCTCGATGTAAGTACTCTACTGTACCTTCATCTGTACGATTTTTAACGCCTCGAATTGTCAGCTGGTCTTGATCTACTTCTACAGTAACTTCTTCTTTGGTGAAGCCTGCTACTGCTACTTCAATACCATAATGTGTATCGTTATACTTCACAATGTTATGTGGAGGGTAGTTACCATTTTGGTGGTGTGGCGCTGTAAAATAGCGATCAAATCCTACTAGTGCTTTGCTCAGTTGTGCTAGAGCGGCTGTGTCGATAGTTCTTAATTGGTTCATGTTTATCTCCTTATTAGCAAGAACAGTTGTAGGGCCCCGAAGGCACCCTACGTTTACATTATATTACTTTTTCTCTGTAGGGTCAACTTCTGTGAAGCTCGCATCTACAGTATCGCCTTTCTTTTCGGCTTCTTCAGCTTTGGCTTTTTCAGCATTTTGTTTAGCTGTCATAACTGGGCCCGACTTTTCAAACAATGTTTGAGTAGCTTTTTGAATAGCCTCGGCATCTTCACTGGTCATTGCAGTTTCAATTTCAGAAACTGCTGTTTCAAATGCTGCCTTATCTTCCTCAGTCAGTGTAGCCTTATGCTCCTCAAAGTCTTTCTTAATGCTGTGTACAGCACCTTCAGCTTGATTACGTGCTTCGATTAATTCTTTGGCTTTTTTATCTGACTCAGCATTTTCTTCAGCTTCTTGTACCATGCGTTGGATTTCAGCTTCAGTAAGTCCACTGTCACTCTTAATAGTGATTTTGTTTTCCTTACCTGTTGTTTTATCTTTAGCACTGATGTTCATAATACCGTTGGCATCAATATCAAAGGTAACTTCGATTTGTGGCATTCCGCGTGGTGATGGGTTAATACCATCTAACTTAAACTCTCCAAGTGTTTTATTGTACTTGAATAGTTCACGTTCGCCTTGTGCTACTTTAATATCAACAGCTGGCTGATTGTCTTCTGCTGTACTAAATGTTTGACTGGCTTTAGTTGGAATAGTTGTATTCTTTTGAATCAACTTGGTAAACACACCTCCCATTGTTTCAATACCTAGTGACAATGGTGTAACGTCTAACAATAGAACGTCAGTCTTATCGCCTGCTAGTACGGCGCCTTGGATTGCAGCACCTGCGGCAACTGCCTCGTCTGGGTTAACATCTTTACGTGGTGCTTTGCCAAACAATGCTTCAACTGCTTCTTGTACCTTAGGCATACGTGTTTGTCCGCCAACTAAGATGACTTCGTCAATATCTGCGGCAGATACTTTAGCGTCCTTCATGGCAACTTTACATGGCTCTATTGAACGCTTGATTAAATCTTCAACCATACCTTCAAATTTAGCACGACTGATAGTTACGTTCATGTGCTTTGGGCCGCTTGCGTCTGCTGTGATATAAGGCAAGTTGACGCTAGTACTTGCGGCACTAGACAATTCAATCTTGGCTTTTTCAGCTGATTCTTTTAGGCGTTGTAGTGCCAGCATGTCTTTCTTAAGATCGACACCGTTGTCTTTCTTAAACTCGTCTACCAAGTAGTCCATGATGACTTGGTCAAAGTCTTCACCGCCTAGGAATGTATCTCCATTTGTACTCAACACTTCAATTTGCTTGTCGCCGTCGATGTTGGCAATTTCAATAATGGAAATATCAAATGTACCACCACCCAAGTCGTATACAGCAATCTTGCGATCTTTCTTGTCTTGCTTGTCTACACCATATGCTAGTGCGGCCGCTGTCGGTTCGTTGATAATACGTAGAACTTCTAGTCCGGCAATACGTCCAGCATCTTTAGTTGCTTGACGTTGACTATCATTGAAGTAAGCAGGTACTGTAATAACAGCCTGTGTTACCGCATGTCCGAGATAGTCTTCCGCAGTCTTTTTCATTTTGCGCAATACTTCAGCAGACACTTGTTGTGGAGCAAGTTTCTCTCCATTAGCTTCAATCCAAGCATCACCGTTGTCTGCTTTGACAATGCCGTAAGGCATCAAGTCAATGTCTTTCTGTACTTCTTTCTCGTCAAACTTACGTCCAATAAGACGCTTGCTTGCGTAGATAGTATTTTTTGGGTTTGTGACTGCTTGTCGTTTTGCTGTTGCGCCAACTAATACTTCGTTGTTAGCATAAGCTACGATTGATGGTGTTGTTCTAGCACCCTCGCTGTTTTCAATTACTTTAGCAACTCCGTTTTCTAGAATTGCTACACAGCTATTTGTTGTACCTAAATCGATACCGATGATTTTGCTCATATTGTTCTCCTTTAATTAAGCAAGAATATGTAGGCCCTTGCGGCGCTCTACAAATTTATTTATCTCAGATATTCTCTGTTTTAAAGATATTGGACCAAATTTTAAGTTTTTCACGTTTAGCTTCAGCTGCACGTTCAATATTGCTAAAACTTACAATATCAAGCTCTTGTAGAATTTCTACCATTGCTTGTAAATCGCCCAATTCTTCTTCCAAGTGTTCCCTGTTAGTTTTAGGTTTTCCTGGCTTTAAATTATCCAATCCAAAGCGACTAATTTTACTTACCGCTTGAATTACTTCAGCACATTCTTCTTGGAGAATGTCCATTACTTCTTTAGTTTGATTGTCCATGATATTACCTTTGATTTGCAAATGGTGCGATGTAATCGCCATCTTTGGTTGTGCTAGTTCGCAATGTGTTATATACATTTTGGATGCCAACTGCTTGATTCCAAGCATCTTCTAATGCGTGGTGTGCTGTGACTGGAGGACGTTGTGGGTTGATACCTAAATCAAATGCTGTACGTACATCGCGTACTTCCCAAAACTTCCAAGGAATTGCTCGATTGATTTTGCGGAAAACGTGTTCACATATAATAATATCAAATGTAGAACCGTTTGACCATACACGCTTTGCTCCCCAGCAGAATTTATAAAGACGAGCAAATGCTTCTTCAATGTCTATTCTGTCTTCTGGATCAAAAGCGGCAGCTTGAGCTTCTTTGCTTTGATTGGCCCACCAAGCGATAGTATCATCGTTAGTAGTTAGTCCAATACGATCACAACTATCTAAGTCTACCTTGCAGTAAAAACTATCCATGTCTGGTTCTTTTACTTCAGAACCAAATGGATCAAATTTTACTGCGCCTATTGTTAGGATTGTAGAATCTGGAGTAGTATTAAGTGTCTCCAAATCTATCATTATGTCTGTTCTAGCCATTTAAGTTCTTTCTTTATTATGAACTTAAATTATAACACAGAGTAATTACTGTGTCAATACATTTTCTTTGGTAGTTGCTCTTTTTCCAGCTTTTTACGCCAACGTGCTTTTGCGGCACCTTTGGCTTTTTTACGAGCAGTAGTTGGCTTTTCGTAAAATTCTTTAGCACGTAAGTCATCCAAAATGCCAGCATCTTCCACTTTACGTTTAAAACGTCTTAGTGCTTGATTGATGTTTTCGTTATCTCTAACGGTAACACCTGTTCCTTTACTCTTGTGATTCATCATCGTCTTCTTCTTCTTCCGGGTTAAGTAATTGGTCTACAATAAAATCTAAATCCCAAATTCGATTCTTGGAAATTAAATTATATGGAGTAGTCTCGTCCATAGTTATATAGTGCGAGTTTGGTTGTGCTAACATAAATGTGACAAATTGTTTAGTAATCGGATCACAACTGTCTACATCAATAATAACACAATCTACTTGTTGGGCTATACTTAGCATCCAACTAGTATCCGTTTCTTGTTCGTCATATATAAAAACATTTAAATCATCAATGCTTTTACTTAAAATGGTTTGAAATTGCTGTTTAACATAAGTAGACGGCTTAACCAATAGATAACTCAAACTCAAATTGAATAGTTTATCCGGTGGCGTGATTACTGTTATTTTTCCTAAGTTCATAAATCCTACTTACAAAGTATTCTATTTTTTCGGGGGAGTAGTTGGCAAATTTTGGACCACGTAATTTAGTCTCTTCAACAAATTTGAATAATTCAGGATCTGTTGCTTTGTCTATTTCTAAATCCGCAAATTGATTTTCTCCGTACAATCTATAAAGCTCGTCTTTAGACTTAATTCCCATTCGTTTGCTAATGCTTGACCAAATGGTTCCTTCGCCTTGCTCTGCGTTTTGTACGTAGCCTACTCCCTGTTCTTGATCTGTATTTGACCGCCCTGATCCTTGATCATGTAAGTCTTTTTTTTTGAGTCTGCTGTTTCGGGTTCGATAACTTCTGTCAAGTCCGGTTTAATCCGACCTTGGTCAAGAGCTGATTCAGGATGATACTTACGTGCTTCTTCCTGGACCAGTTCTCGTTTCTCATCTTCGACAGCCTTTTCAGCTTCTTCGATCATTTTATTCCACTGGTCAATAGAAGTACCTTCTACTGTTTCCTCCGGCGCTGTTATATCACCTCCTAGTGCAGTCGACAGTGTTGGTGGAATTGTTTCTGTGTGTGTTTCTGCTAGCTGTTCAATTTTCTCAGCTAGATCAGGTTTAACTGTTTTAACAGCTTGAGCTATTTGATGTAGTTGCTCGTTAGTTAACGGTCCGTCATCCGGTTCGTATTTTGGGTCGTTATCTTTAGGAATATATTCTTGCGGCTGGGCCACAACATCGTTAATGCTTACAGGTGCTGGCTCGACCTTTTCTTTACGCCAGCCAAATGTCATCTGTGCGGCTAACAACATAATAACTGCTAGCGGATCAAACACTACAATAATTGTAATGATTACCCAAGTAACTGCTTTCTCTAAAAGTGTTTCATCTGTTGCGCCATAAACAAAAGCCGCAATATATTTTAAGGGGCCAACTTCTGCTTCCACTTTTCTGACTTCAGCACGTATGGGAGCGGCTTGGTCATTGAGTTGAGAAATGTTCTTTTGTTCCGCAACAATCTCTGCTTGAAGTCTAGCTCTTTCTTTAGCCTGACCTCTGCGTATCGCAACGGCTTTATCGGCACCTTTTTCATCAGCAGAGCGTGCCATACTTTGATCGACAGCCTCATCCATTTGTTTAAGTGCTTTACGGTTTGCATCAATATTTTCCTTGCTTGTCTTAATCTTCTCGTCATAGATACTAATACGACTTAGGACATCACCTGAGACTAAACTTTGGTCGCTGTGTGCTTTGGAAAGGAAACCAAAGATACCCATTGATGTGATAATCATCAATACAATGACTGCGGTAGTCATGTAGACTTTCATCAAGCGTGGAGCTTGTTCCCAATTGGCCTTAAGCCATGAGGCACATACTAACTTGGCTACTTCTAAAGCAGAACCCATAACTATGATGGGAATAACTGCCGCAGAGAAGATAGCGGCCAAACCTACTACTGAGTAGTAGATTGCGACCGCCGAAATTGTTAAACCAGTTAAGAGTAGTAACCAGGCTAAAATCATTAATTGCCTTATTCTGCCGCGTCAGCTTCGTCAGCAGTAACTAACTCGGTGCCGTCGATTAATGCTACTGTTATGTCAGCTAATACGTTAGCGGCTGTGTCTGGTGCGGCTACTGTGACAGATAACATGTTATCTGTGCCTGCGGTTCCATTGTAAACGCGAGCATTTGCTGTTGTTGCGTCACGAACACCGCGAACTACTAACTCTTCCAATCCTAAAAGGATAGTTGTAATAGCTACCGAACCGGCGTTGTTGTAAGAAGCAGATTCGGCATAGATAGCTGTTCTTATTGTGTTTAGCAAATCTTGTGCACGCTCGTATCTAACAGTAAATGCCAAACTAGTTGCTTGGCTATCGCCGGTTGTTTGACCGCCAACTTCAACGTCTAAAATCTGGCAGTCGCCCACGCCTGTTAAACGGTTGATGATATTGCGAAAACGCATATTACCACGTGCTCTGGCTGTACCTAGTGCTAGTGTAGTTGGTTTAGCTGTAATTTGGTTTACGCCTGTGCCTACGTTATCCGAGCTAGTTGGAGTAACGGCTCCGTTAGTTGTAGTATCTGCTGTTGGGTAACCTGACAAGTCAATAACAACTCTGTATAGACTTGGGCTTAATTGGTTAATATCTTGTACGAATCCTGATGGCATTTTGTATGCTCCTTAATGTATCTTATATTTAGCGTGAAAACGCCTCTAAAGCAATTATACGTTAGAGACGTTTTATAAGCAAGTTATTTGAAAATAATCAATGCCATTATTGCGGCTTGTATAAAGAACCCAAAACCAATAGTAACTATGTTAAGTAAATCTTTCTGGATAGTAGCTTTGATAAACAAAGCAAATAAACCAGCCCAAACAAACAATACCAAGTCCACAGGTGGCATTTTGTCCGTTAGCCCTGTTAATATTGCTAGCATTGTTGGAATCGATGCCAAGTGTAATATGACAACAGCTATCCATCCCATTGTTTCGGCACTAAGATGTGGTGCGTGTTCTTTTAAATTTTTAACCCACATATCTAAATCGAAAATATCGTGAGCAATTTTCTTAATTTGACTTGAATTCATGTTGTCTCCTAGTTATAAAAAATATGACGGCCAATTTTTGCCACGGGCGGCTTACCCCATTTTGGATTAACATAATCGCCATGGAAATATAAAGCATTTTTAATTGATGGTAATCTAAATCCTTCTAGTAGAACCTTTTTGGCTACTTCCATTGATTCAGTATACACCGGGCCGTTCATTGGCTTTTTAAGCGAAGCTGAACTACAATACCAACTGAATTGGCAAAGTACCTTTTCGTACACTACATTCTTTTGATATACTACTTGGCAGATATCTGATGGAAATTCTCCACTCTCTGCCCTGTTGATTGTAACTTGTGCCACTGCGACCTTGCCTTCAAAAGGTTCGCCACCGGCTTCATGGTATATGTTACGAGCTAGACAGTCTAGTTGTTTCTGTCTTAATTGTGCTGTAACTGGGCTCGCTTGTTCGCGAACTGATTTAAGGGTTTCCAGTTTATAATTAACTGCCTTATACCCTGCTGTTGTAACTACTAGTATTGCTAGTAAAAACATTACTATTTTGATAATGCGTATCATTATGATTTCTCCTTTACGCTGGATCAGGAATCGCTAATTCCGTCATTTTAAAATGGCTCTGATACATCTCCTTGTGCGTTAAAAGCCTACTGCTTGTTTGTACACTCAAACCTTTTAAGGTACAATATATAGTTATCCTCATACAAATATGGTTAACAACTATTATAATGAAAAGCAGATATTTATCTTCTCATTCGAGAAATATCTACTGCCTGTTCATCACTAAACACAGGTACTGCGTTGCTCTTATGCATAGTAGCAATACCTTTAACCATGGTGCCTGTGTAAACTTTTGAAGGCTTAAGAACAGCATTGCCACCAGTGTCTACACTCTTAATATGAGCGGTAGTGTTGCGGCCTTCAGGAATTTTTAAACTGTAAGAACTGCTCAAAGAGGGCGCAGACAATGCCCGCTTCTTCTTTTTATCTTCAGCGTCTATAGCCCATCGCTTTTGTAGTTCCTTCCAACTTTCTTCCTGCTCACGTGCCTTTCTTGCGTGTTCTGCCGAAGCGAATTTCTTTTTACCTTTTTTCTTGCCAGTGGTACTTAGCCACGGACCTTCTAAATGCATACTCAAAATAAATCTCCAAAAGTAATAACAATACTAATATTATACTAGTAAAATCGAACTATGTCAAATGTTGTTATACTCGAAAACTTTCTCCGCAACCGCATCGGTCACGTTCGTTTGGATTGATAAAATCAAATCCTTCATTAAGTCCATTGCGGACCCAATCCATTGTTACGCCATTTAAGTAGGCTAGACTTTTAGCGTCAACTAACACTATAAAATCTGGATGCCCAAAATTTGTAACTCCTACTTCTGCGGTGTATTCGTCTACATATTCGATAGTATAAGCCAATCCACTACAACCGGTAGTTCTTACGCCCACTCGAATACCCACGCCCTTACCACGTTTTGCTAAATTCTGTTTGATTCGTTTACTGGCTGTGTCGGTTACGGTAATCATTTACGGCCGCCTTAATAGCATCTTCTGCTAGAATTGAACAATGTATCTTAACTGGGGGTAAAGCTAGTTCTGTGGCGATTTCGGAGTTTTTGATTGTTCCTGCTTCGTCGAGTGTTTTACCTTTGAGCCATTCTGTAACGAGGCTCGAGCTTGCGATAGCCGATCCGCAGCCATACGTTTTAAATTTTGCATCTGTAATAATACCTGTATCATGATCCACCTTTATCTGTAGTTTCATAACATCACCGCAAGCAGGAGCACCTACCATGCCTGTGCCCACCGTTGGATCGTCCTTTTCAAACGATCCTACATTGCGTGGATTTTCGTAGTGATCAATAACTTTATCTGAATATGCCATACTATATTTATTTAAAAAAACCGGCCAATTTAAATTCAGTATGCCAATGTTCTGACATTGGAGTATTGGCAAACTCTTCAAAACAGGGTGTACCTAGTGTGTAGTGTATTAACTTGGCATCATTGTTTACACCGTATTCATCTGCTAGCCAATTCCATTCAACAGGTAACTCTCCAATATCATTATCCGTTAGCCAACTAAATCTATGTAAGTATTGCCCTGTTGAATTTTGTACAAATGCTGGGGACAATATTTTGTGTGCTGGATGATTACAGTTCCATAATATAACACTTGACCAATTTTTACGTGGGTAATCTTCGTTCTTCGCATTAAGATATTTGGTGGACATTTTAGTCTTGTAGTCGTGTTTAACAACCATTACAGCTTTTGAGTTGTCTTTTAAATTCCAAAGATTAATAATGTCGTCTTGTAAAATCATATCGCCATCGATAAAGATTGCCCATCCGTTATAATTCATTAAGTGCGGTACAAGGAATCGTGTGTATACAAATTCGTTACTAGTGTCGGTATGAGTTTCAGTATAATCATCTAACAAGTTCAATGCCAATGGTATAATACTTACAGGTTGTGTAGATTTTCTAATTATACTATTGGCACACACATGATAGGCAATAGTTTCTTTAACATCATATCCAACAAACACTGGAATCATCCCGGAGTCTCAAAAGAATTTTTATGTATTACTGTTAATGTGTCCGAGTCGTATGATTTACCAATCATTGCTAAGATTACAGCTTTACATATTATCCCCGACCAATCATCAATCAGTTGTTCGTTCTTAATATAGATTTGGATGTTAGCATCCTGTTCGCTAGCATACCAAGGTTTAAGTAAACTAATGTTAGAAAAAATGCTAAAGGAAGAACTAATCACTCGTCTGTAGATAAAGTATTGCCACTTTGTTATGTTAGGCTTAACTGATACAACATCGAGATTAACGTGTGGAATTATCGAACCGTGATCCGCCACTAGTTCAATCTCCATATCATCCTTACGTGCTAGCAACTCGTCTTGAGTAACTACTTTCATGGCTTTCATAAAATCAAACTCAGCGCCACCTGTGTTAAAATATAAACATTTCACATCCAATGTTTCTTGAAATAGTTTTATAACACGATTGCGTATTGATCCAGGATGTACTACTTGTTGTTGTATTCTGGGATTATAATGAACTGCTAACGGATGCTTGAATCCATATTTAAAAAATGAATCAACTAGCCAACATACTTTAGGAAAGGTACGATGAATCAACTCAACAGGCAAATGCTCGTTAAGATGTTGTTTGCTTCGAAAGTATTTGTTAATTGGATCTAGTAAAGGATCAGAAGTGTTTAATACTAATTGAGTTTTATCAATGTTGCCCAGATATAAATTCTCTGTAGGGCGTTTGTATTTGTAAAAAAAATCTATCCTTTCAGTAGTACCAAAAATAGGAATAGTTTCAAGATGAAACGGAACCTTATCTGGTAATGTGTAAGGATAGAAATTTCTCATAAGCCATTTACTTGGCCGCTGGTTTACGTTCGTTCTTAACTGCGGTCACATCGTTACGTGTTTCTTTGCATAACTTTGCTAATTCTTGTAAGTGTTTGCGGACACGAGTTCCTGCCGCGCCAACTTCTTTGTCGTAGAATTTTTCGAAGTCGCCTTCCATTGCTTCTACTAATGCTGTAAATTCTGAATATTTGTTTGTAGCCATTTTATTAATCCTTTATATGAAGTACAGAGTACTTATATCTACTGTAACAGGGTGGAAAATAAATGTCAACAGTTTTGATTAATCATCAGGCTGATTAACAAAGACATTTGAACTGCCCGTAGCAATAACTTGGCCTTTGTTTGTACTGTCAGCTTTTCGTGCTACGCCTAAGTTTTCGGCAAATACAGTAGTCGATGCTCCAATTACTATTGCTCCTTGAGAAGTTTTAGAAACTGTTTGTATTGCTAAATTTTGATTGTTAACAAAAACGGTATTGGCTCCGGTAATTATTGGAACCCCTCCCGCAACATCTAAATTGACCCGGGCCGCTCTCATGTTAGCCAACATTGCCTGGTATTGTTGCATTACCGGACATGATGATGTTTTGATCAGCAGCCGCATCAATTGCTACAGCAACCACCTTCTCTTTGATAAAGAATCCTTCCACATACAGTTTAACATCTCCGTAAGCAGTTTTAAACCAATTGCCAATTGCTGATTCAGCAACCCAACCCAATACCGCCGTCGACCCGTAACTAAGAGCTTTGGCACCAACTTCTTCGATGGCACCAATTGCTACTACTTGGCCGTTAATCATGCTATAATCTGCTAGATTTGCTTTGATAGTTTCAAAGGTAACCTCAGGTGTTACTACAGTTTTCTTAAGGCCCGCGGCCTCTTGTGCTGCCTCAGTAGTCAGCTGACTATGTTTATTATTTTTAGCTTGATCCGCAAATGCCATCTTTGTAGTAACTGACATTGAGCCTGCGTGACTTGATATGCTGGCTAATCCTCGAGCAACTACTTCCATTTTGTTAGCTAGCACGCCTACATTACCGTTTAATGTTTTTAATAATTCGTTAGTGGACCCAAGCTGTTTAACCAGTAATCCAGTGCTACCAGCTGCAGACGACAAACTGGCTGCTGCAGACCCGGGTTCCTTACAAGCTAGGCTAGAAAATTGATACTGTAATCCGTTAATTTCTTCTGCAATTGCGTTTAATTCTAAGTTATAACCTTGCTGGTAGAAAAATCCGTTAGTATAACCTGTTACTGAGCCTGCGGCATACTGTACTGGAGCAACAGGGACAAATGGAATGTATGGCATAATAATTTCCTTAAACTATAGCTATATTTATACTAGTTTAATGCCCGTAGTTGATTCTAAAAACTGTTTGGCAAATGTTTGATCTGTTGGTTCGGCAACTGTCACAGTAGTTTTAAGTAACTTAATGTCGGCCTCTGGGCTAACAGTAAACAAATACGGCATTAGACCAGGCCCACTTGGACCCATGCCGATAACCATGGGCTTTGATAGCTTATAATAGCTGTCAGTTTCTTCTGATAGTTTAGCAACAATTTCTTCGCCGCTGGTTAGTTTTAAGGTGATTACTTCACCTGCTGATACGCCTTTTGAAATTAACATATTATCCTTTGAGTGTGTTAAAAAATTCTTCGTCTTTGCCAGCTAGGCCTTGAAAGCCGCCTGGTAGGAGAACGCCATCCTTGAAAATTTGTGGAACTGAACGTAACCCTTGCTCCATTAAGAATTCACGGGCACTGGGTTCGTCCTCCATTTTAATAACTTTAAATGGAATGTCTTTGCTTTCTAACAATGCCTTTGCTCTATCGCAAAATGGGCAGTTGTTTTTTGAATATACTGTAATCATCTATCGTCCTAAAATACTATTATAACGCAGGAAGGGCATCATAGTCAATACCTTCTCCCATCACACCGATTACATAATTAGTGCTTTCGCTTTCTTGTAATGCTGTTTGTTTATTACTTGTGTTAACGTGTTTGTTAAACCAAGGAATAGGAGTAGACTTTGGTGCTGGGCTATTGTATTTGATTCCAATATCTTTCAACGCACCAACTGCTGTGTAGTCTACAAAGTCACGTAAGATATTTGCATTAAGTCCAATAACTGGACCTTTGTTGAACAAGTATACTGCCCATTCTTTTTCTTCGCGAATAACATCCATATACAATGAGTATACTTCAGCTTCACATTCTATCTTAGCTTGAGCAAACCGTGAATCTTCTTTGATTACTTGATTAATCAAATATGCTGTCCAGCCCTTGTGTAACAATTCATCTTGTAGGATCAATTGGATAATATTTCCATTACCCATAAAGATTTTATTTTCAACCATTGCTAAACTTGTAGCAAAGCTAACCATAAATCTGAATGCTTCTAAAGCATAGCTGGCATGTAGTGCCATCCAAATTGCTTTAATGTATTCCTTTTCTGGAATTGTTTCGCCTAATTGTTTACGACAGTTAATAACGTGTAATGCTTCGTAGTAATTACCTACACTGCTAGCCATGTCTACAATTTCTTTAGTGTCGTGGATTGTATTGAATACATCCTTTGGCACGTTGTAAATGTTACGGATAATATGACTGTAACTCTTGCTGTGAATATTAGTTTCAAAGAATGTCCAGTTGTATACTAGTGCTTCCAACTCCGGCAATGATATCACAGGCATAAAGATTTGGCTTGGGCCTCGGCCTTGTAAACTATCAAGAGCAGTTTGCCTAAGCAAGTTACTAGTGAAGATATGTTTGACAGCTTCGCTTGCGTCTTTAAAATCATTACTGTCTTTGCTTAGACTAATCTCTTCTGGTTGCCAAAAGAAGCCACGTGCTGTTGCTTCAAAGTCTGCAATCTTTTTATATTTTACTTCTTCAAAGCGTTGAATGGTTACAGGACCTGCTGGATCCAGAAACATCTTACGATTGAGATAATCTGTCTTTGTGTTTAAATTATATTGTTGTTTGCTCATTTTAATATTTTCCTGATGCAAGTACTATCTTGCAAATATGTTCTAATCTTTCTATATGCTCGTATGCTCGCCATGGAGTGTTGCCAATGGCTACTACGCCGTGTCCTTTGATTCCTACTATGTCAAACTTGATGTTGCCTTCACGATCCAGCCCTAAATTGCGATGACACGCTTCGCCTAATTCTTCGCTGATAGGAGCAACATCACCTACGTTATGTGCCACCTTGGTATAACGATTGAGTTCAGGAAAACTATCACTAACAGTTGCTAGATCAATGCCGGCATGCATAGCCGCAATACAGTAAGTTGGATGAACGTGTACAACTACACGCACATCATCCTTATGTTGGCCCAATTCTTTTTGTAGGCCAAAGTGTAAGGGCATTTCGCCGCTAGGTTCCAAGTTGCCCGACAAGTCTGTTTGTTCAATGACTTCCCAAGTATAGTTAAAAGCACTACTGCCCACACCACTGTTAATGCTTCTCCAGATTTTAATCTTCTTGAACATCTCTGGTTGCATGTTTTGTTTACGCACACCACTAGGTGTTACATAAAAATGATCACGGTCGTGATGTCGAATAGAAATGTTACCATCTCTACTGGTAATCCAATTACGCTTATAAGCGTCTACTAATATATCGCAACAAGTTTCTAACATTATAGTTTACACGACTCGCAATCGTCCTCATTATCAAAATCTATTACTTCTAACATAGCAGGTGCTTCCTCTGCTTTCATCTTACTGCCTGCTTTATTAATCAAACTGTAGTAGAATGTTTTCAATCCCCACATGTGTGCTTGCATTAAATTCTTAGCAATTAATGTAGTTGGAACTTTACGATCCGCAAAATGTGCTGGATTGTAAAATGTATTAGTGCTAATCGATTGGTCAGTATAGGCCGCAATAACTGCCGCTGTCTTGATGTAACCTTCACAGTCTTTCTGTTCCCACATCAGTTGATACTTGTTCTTCAACTTGTGATATTCAGGTACAACTTGTACAAACGATCCTGCTTTGCTTTCCTTAACTGAGATAAGCGACATAGGCATCTCAATGCCATTGGTACTATTGATGACTACACTACTTGATTCAACAGGAGCAACCGCTCCGTTAGTAGCATTGCGTACTCCATATGTAATCATTTCCTTACGTAGTGCTTCCCAGTCTAATTCAGGAGCAAAGTTTGCTAATTCGTTCACACCTTTAGCACGTAGTTCCCAAGGAAATACACCTTGGCCGTAACGTGTTTGATCGCTGCCTAAACACTTGCCACGTTCCTTGGCTAGTTCAACTGACATCTCTGTAAGGTAAAAACTTTGATGTTCTTGCCAGCTTTTAACTTCAGCTAGCGCATCCTTATCTCCATACTTGAGGCCACGCTTGGCGTGCCAGTATGCTAAGTTAGTAATACCAATGCCCAGTGGACGAATTTCGTCGTTGCTTAGTTTAGATTGGATAGAAAGAAAATCTTGGTAATCAAGAATATTGTTAAGACTGCGGTGAAGGATACGGCAAGCCCTACGCATGTCTTCTGGGTTACGGAAAGCTCCCCAGTTGATGCTACCAAGTGTACATAAAGCGATACGACCATCGGGATCGTCGAGACGCTTAAAAGACTTAGTAGGTAAAAGTATTTCACAGCAAAGGTTACTCTGATAAATGGTATGGTATTCTGGGTCGAACGGACCCTGGTTCATCACGTTGTCAATGAACACTAGATAGATGCGTCCTGTATCAGTACGCTCTTTCAATATGCCTGACTTGAATACTTCTTCAGCTGACATTGTCTTTGTACGCAAATCTTTACGTTTTTCGTATTTTACATACAGCTCTTCGAACAAGGCCGTATTTTTATAGAAGGCTTCATACAAGTCAGGAACTTCGTTAGGATCAAAGAACGTTATGTCTTCCTTGTTCTTGAAACGTCTCCAAAAGAATGCCGACAGTACGACTCCATAGTCCATGTGGCGGACTCTTGTTTCCTCTGTTCCTTGATTATTCTTGAGAACAATAAGATCATCAAACTGGTGATGCCAAATAGGATAAAACACAGTAGCACTAGCATTACGAATGCCTCCTTGTGAACAACTACGTAAATCGCCAAACCATTTCTTCAAGAAAGGAATCATGCCAGTGTGCATGATCTCTCCGCCACGTATTGGACTGCCGAGCGGGCGGAGGCGACCAATTTCTAAACCGATGCCAGCACGTTTGCTCGCATACTTGGCCATCATCTCTCCAGAAGCAAATATGCTATCCAGATCGTCGTCACTGCGGATAAGCACACAACTAGAAAACTGTTTAGTAGGAGTGCCAAGCCCAGCCAACACAGGTGTAGCAAGAGTAAACAGGCCATCGGATGCCGCGTTATAGTATTCTTTAATGTAACGCATTCTTGCACTATTCGGTTCTTCTTTATGGAAGACAGTTGCTGCCGCAACCATGTATCTAATTTGTGGAGTTTCATAAGTTTCTTTTGTCGCTCTATTTTTAACAAGGTACTTCTCAATTAACTGCTCAATAGCCGCATAACTATACTGTTCATCTTTTTCATGATCCAGCATGTCATTCATTTTGTTCCAATCTTCTTCAGTATACCACTCTAACAGTTCACTAGTATATAAACCAGTAGCAACATTTTTTTGTATGATTTCATAAAGATGGGGAACTTTGTAGTCTCCGTACACATCTTTTCTTAGCATACTCAATCGCTGTTTACCCGCTACATATTGATAGTTAGTGTGCCCAACGTCTGGATTATTTTCAACGTCAATTAAATCTACTATAGCACGTAAAGTTATACTGTCAATTTCTTGTGTGGTGATGCCGTCATAGAAGTGTGGCTGGCTTTTGATTTCAATCATAGACTGACTAACGTCAGCTATACCACTACACACCTTTGCAATCTGCGCTTGCCACTTTTCTACCGCTAGTAATTCTTTTTTTCCTGATCTTTTTATAACTGTAATATTGTTCATCTCTTCATGGCTCTTTATTGATAAGGGTTTCTTTGTTATTGTTTAGGAAGTATTTAGTGACCATAGGCAAACCAAACAACCATATTAGAAGATGGTGGTTTTCACATTGATTTTGAATGGATTTGGAACGGATGTATAAACGGAATAACCTTATCATAGTAACATATAGAATAATATACGTATTTTACGATAAGGTCAACTGTATCGGCAATGTTTATTGCCAAATTATAATATTGCGGTATATGAGTAGGTAAACGTACCGGTATCTGTACTCAGCGATGTTGCTGAGAATGTGATTGCGCCAGTAGTGTGAGCAGACGATGCTCTTATAGTAATTTGGCTAACACTATCTACGCTATAAATTATAGCACCAGTACCAAAGCTACCAACGTTAGTACCAGTTTCTGTTAATACCTGTCCAGCGGCTAAACTACTAACAGATGGCATTCCAGTGACAGTACTTTGGTAGAAGTTTCCAGATACACCTGCGGCAGATATAGTTCCCGACTTGCCTGTGTATGTGGTTGTTCCTAACGATAGTGTATTAGAATATCTTAAAGCAACCGAATAAGGAGTATCGCCGGAGCCAGTAAATTCAGATCCAGTTTCGTTTAATAGTGCTACTGTTAAGTCTAACTTTAAAGAATCTTCTTCACCGAGCCCAGCTATATTATAATCGTCGCTTAGTTGTGCTACTGTAGTGCCTTCGGCAATACTAGCATCAACGTCCACTATTAATGTTAGTGTTCCTCTACGGCTGAAATCAAACACATTACTTTTATAAACATAGTTAAGTTGGTAGCTAATTGATCTGCTTGGGTTTCCGTTAGGCCCAGTTGATATTGGTAATATTGCCAGCAACGATGGACTTGTAATGTATCCGATTAGTACTGGACGAGTACCGTATGATGTATAGGTAACATAACCGGCAACTTCTGGAATATACGGCACCATAGTTAAGGTGCCAACTAAGGTTGGGTGCGATGTTGCTCTAAACGAAGCTGTCATAGTCCCACTTGAAACTGTTAGTGGGCGTTGACTGCCGCCTAATGAATTAGCAATTGAAAAATGTGTGCTGTCGCTAATGTTTTGTACATAATAAGTTGTACTAGCTACTACACCACCTAATGTACTTTGGAAACTAATAGCACTACCAATAGTTAATTCGTCTGTAGTATCGCTTGTTACAAATTCAGTCGTGCTCGAATCAGTAATAGTAATGGTTGTGACATCGCCAGGAGTTAAACTAGTACCAATATTTAAATTACTAAAATTATTAAAAGGAGTTGTATAACGTGTTACAACTGTAATACTAGTAGCAGAGTCATAATCTTGTTTTAATGTACCTTGGACATTAGATGTGCTTTGAATTACTAAATCGCCTTTGCTGGCTGTAATAGGTGCGCTCAGGGTTAAGTCAACTGTGTAAGATAACGCTGATAGTGCGCTTTCTCTATCGGACTGATCATTTTGACTAGTGTTACCTGGAGCATCAAAGAATATCTGCGGGTACTCAGCAAAGAATACGCCAGAACCGTTGTTGCCCACGTTAACTAGTTTGCAATCTCTAGTCATGTTGCCAGTTCCACGTTCTACATAGACGGCATGACGTTTTACATCATCAAACTTACAACGCATAATTTGTGTTTCACGTGGGCCATACTGTTCGCCTACGGTGTTACCATCTGCTGTTTCGCCTAAGACAAAACCTTGGCGTACATCTCTAATATAGCAATCTGAAAAAGCATTATTGATAATGTCATGTTTAGAATATACGGCGTAACTAAATCCAGAAATATAAATGTTGTTAAACACATTGTCGCTACAGGTTACTAATGCCGATACTGCTTCTAAGCTAATGGCTATACTGTTGGCATTATAAGTTCCGCCCCAGTCTCCCGCGATTACTAAATCATCAAAATAGCTATTACGAACTGCGTCAAGTTTTAACGCAGTCTGATTAACAGTATTAGCTTGGATTGTAAATCCTTTTAATATAATATGTCTAGGTTGTGTGTTTGCTAATGTGTTGTCGACAGTACTTGGATTACCAATAGTACTAGTATCATTAATAAATCGGATTGCTGGGCCAACGCCTGTGTAAGAAATAATAGTTTTATCAGATCCAGCGCCTACGATTGTAGCAAAGCTAGGAATGTATAAAGTATTAGTTGTTTTATAAACGCCTGGAGCAAGCTCTAATATGATACGAGTTTGTTTGCCATCGGCAGTGTCAGCAGACGCTTTTGTTGTAGGATTTAAAAATAGTTGATCTATTGCCCGTTGTAGTGCCGCGGTATCGTCTATCACGCCGTTGGCAGTTGTTCCGAAGTCTGCGCCTGTTACACGGTCGTCTAGTCGATCCTGTGTGCGTCTTGAAACAGGACTGTTTGGTGTTGGGCCTGTTTGAATTCCAGGATCGTCTGTTTTATAGGTATGCTGAATTAACGCAAGTAAGTTACCTTGAACTGTTAAGTCTCGCTCTGTTAGTACCTTAGTATTGCCTACAGCAGGAGAACCTTCTGAGACAGAACCGTTACCAATAAATAATTCTTGGGTATCTAGCGACCATGCTAACTCGCCCGAAGCTAGCTGGGGTAAACCTGTTCCAGCAAGTGATTTTCCTCTGCGTACCTGAATACGGCTAATTTGCACTACGGCCATAATAATATCCTCTTATTGGATATTTATCAGTTTTGATTGTAGTACTGTTCCACTCTATTCCACCACTGTTTTTCCCAGTAGTCAAACTTGTCCGGAGTAAGGATAAACTCTTGATACGCTGGATCTCCCCAAGTCATTGTTTTACCAATTTCAGGAGGTTTTACACACATAAACACAACACCTTTACGAATGTCTGTTCCATGTACTTTGTTATGTGCTAGAGCATAGGCTACCATTTGTAAGTAGTAGTCTTCAATCCACTCATCTTTCTTGGGCTTGTTTGTTTGCTTATGGTCCATGATTGCGCCGTCACCTAAGTGTACTCCTACACAATCAGTAGTTCCCGCATATAGTTCAGGATAGTATAACCCAACTTCTACACCCCACACTTCGTCAACGTTTTTAAGTCCGTGTTCGATAATATGCTTGGCCATCTTGTGGCTTTGTATACTGTAGGGATTTGAACCAGGGTCGTTTAGTGTGCCTTGTACAATGTAATCTTCCAAGTACTTGTGCATTCTTGTGCCACGACTTGCGGCCTCTGTAACAATCTCAGTAGCTTTCTTTTCACCTACAGCTCTGCGCCATGCTTGTAGTGCGGCAACTTTTTCTGCTGGTTTAGTTTTGTCTAGGATTGTTGTAACGGATGGCAGTTTGTTGCCGTCGGGTGTTGCGTATAAACGCTTGCCATCTACACTTGCCCTGTCTAAAGGAGTGTAGTCATATCTTTCGATTAATAGAGTCATAGGACAAGTATATAACACTTGCCCTATGATGTCAACATATTATTAAGCCAAATCGCCTCGTTTGGTGGCGCTCATTGCCATTTTACTAACTTCACTTGGAGCCGTGTCATTTTCTTGGCCTGGTTGAGAATCTTGAGTGCGTAGTGTTAAACCACCGCCATCAAATTTTTGAACTAATTGTTTTAGGATTGGGCCTTCTTGTTCGCTATCCCAACGAGCGGCGAACGCATCATAAGAAATTGGGACGCCCATATTGCTAAGGGCATCCCATGTTAGTGGACCTGTACTGTGTTTTGCTTTTGCTGTAAACTGAGAACTTCTTAAGAGCCTAATTAAAGGATCAATAGTTTCTATTACTTTTTTTTTGATGCTAACAACATGCCTAACTTGCGGCTGTAATCAACGCTTTCACGTTTCTCACGACCTATTTCGGCTGCTGGCGGCACTGGTTCTTCTGCTGGTAATCCAGCTGTTGGTGGAGCCATTGCGCCTAATTCTACGCCCATGTCTTCTGCGCCTGCGTCCATTCCACCCATTGCGCCACCTGGTGCGCCCATTGTGTCCGGTGCTTTACCAGATACAATGCCTAGAGCGTTTGATAAACCGCCACGGGCTTGTTCTAGTGTTGTATAAACTGATTCCAATGCTGGCTTAACGGCGTCAACGTACTGTTGAGCAACATCGCTGCCTTGTGTTTCTCTTATAGAGTCTTGTAATTCCAAGAGTTGTTCTGCCTTCATAGCGGCAACATCTTCTAACCAACCAGTGATACGGTCAACCATATCCTTAGTTGCCATGATTGTTTCGGCTTTGTCTTCTTCGCCTTCTAATAACATCCAGCTGGCTTGTGATTCATTTAAGTCATAACGAATTTGTAATTCTGCCTTTAATTCTTCACGGTCTACACCTTCGCCTAAATTGATTTGAGCAATGGTTTTATTGATCCAGCTTTCTGGAACTGATAATTGTCGAGCACGATTACGTACTGTATTAACAATATAACCTTCGTCTGTTTTTTCTTTTTTCATATCTTTAGAGGCCTTTTTCATATCTTCTTCTTCATCACCGTCATCGTCGATATCGGCAAAGTCAGGCTTGGCATCTTCACGTTCCATGATCTCTTGATTGATACAATCAAGCATTAAACGTGTCTTTTGATAAGTTGGGCTTTCAAGTACAGAATCATAACTCTCTGATAGCTCCAACTGGCTTAGTTTAGTGCGTAGCTTGTTACGAGCATCTTCTAATTGGACGTCGTTGAACTGTTTGAAGTTGATGGTATATCCAAACTTCTTAGCTAGGCTTTCATTAAGCTGTTTGCTTGTTACGGGTTTTGAAAATTCTCTAATTTGCATGATTCTTTCCTAGAAATCTTATTATGTATTTATACGAAACACCACTTAAACATCTTGGAAATTTCGTCTTTGTAAAACGTCTCTTTAGACTGACTGTCTTCTAGCTTATTTAACAGAATCAAATATCGCTCATAGTCTTTAGTTATTTTAATATTTTGTTTATATATCATCAAATCACAGTGACTAGCCCAGTAGCTGTTATCTAAACGTTTGATTTCAAAGAATTTCTCAAGATGTGTGCTGTTGTATGCTTTTGCGGCCATTAAGGCACATGTTTTAAGGAAGAAATGGTCCACTTTGCTCTTGTGCTTGTAATTGTACAATGCCCAGTTTCCCTCTTTATTTTGTTTGACTAGGTAGTTTTCATAAACAATGCCGCCATCAGGTAATACCGTTACAGGTAACTTGGTATCTAGCTCGTGCTGAAAATGCTCAGCAAGCTCTTTTATTCTAACTTTTTGTGATTTACGATTTTGTTTTTTCATTGGCAACTACACTAGGATCTTCCATTCCTATTTTAGTTATCAAACTCTTACGGATCATGACTTGAACTCTGAATTGTTCTTGCTCAGTCAAGCTGGCTAGTTTAACTGGACGCTTTAATTTTTCAAGCAACTGAGCTTCTTCGTTAGTAGTCCATATTTCAAAGCCGTCTAAGATATCGTAAACTTTTTCGTTCTTAGGGCTATGTTCAAAGCCGTCCAGTAATTCTATAATTTTCATTTGAGTCCAGCAATGCGAAGCACCGCAGAAAGTTCGGCACTTTCCATTGCTTGTGAGCCTTGAGTTACTGGGCCAGCAATTACTTTTGCGCCAGGCGGGACTGCTTGCGTGGGCATTTGGAATGTGCCAGCTTGTTGTCCAGGTTGTAACATTTGTTGATTAATCATTGCTGTACTACCGTCTTGTTTCTTAACAGTTACTTCACCTTGGCTGTTAGGTTGGCCTACTACAGTTCCAATTTCTTGGCCTGGAGTTTGGCCTGGTTCTTCTTGGACTGGTAGTGCTTTGTACTTTTGGAGGGTTTTAGCAATTTCGCCCCACACCATTGTATTATGTTTTTGAGCTTCTGGTCCAATGCCGCGTATTAAAGGTGGTAGCTTTGCTACCTCGGCTGCGTATTGTGGATTCTTTTCGCGCATCTCTTGGTGTGCGTTATATACTTGCTGTTGAGACGCTGGGTTTTCTTCAATCATAGAGTCCCAGTCTTTTTCGCGTTCAGCATCGTCCCGCTTGTCCCATGCTTTAACTTCGCCTGTATCCTTATTGTACATGCCAGGGCGATGACCAGTCTTCCAAGTACGCGGATGACGAGCGTGTGATTTAGTGGAGTCATCATTGTGTGATTTTTCGTCACCAAAGTCTCCCCAGCTCTTAATTCCTTCCGATACCGCCTTTGCCGTAATTTGTTTAACTTTCATTGTGTTCTCCAATGCTAAGACTAGCACTCTCCAATTTGTTTATATGTTTTACTAACTTGTCTATTTGTCCCCTAGCACGTAATAGTTTAAATGCTAGATTTTCCACGCTGTATTCTCCGCCTTGCTCTAATCCTGCTTGACGTAATCTGCGTATGTTAGACATAGTATCTCTTGCTGTATTTAAGTCGTTTGACTTCAACGCTTGATTAATGCGCCCTGCGTAATTGCGGGCTTTGCCCTTAACTTCTTTATGGCTAACTTGTGGAGCACCATCATTGGGCTGACTAATCCATTTGTTAGTTAATACACTATAAATGCCAGCAGAGTAATGCCGCTGTTTTGAATCCTGTACGTATAATTCTACATCTATGTTTTTAATCTTAATATTATACTTGCTATTATATACATTTTTCTTAGCATCGTATAGTTCTACTTGTTCCGGACTTACTACACATACCAAGTGTAAATCTAAATCACTACTGTCACTGTAACCATAACTGGCATTTGATCCGCTAATTGTAATGTCTTTTAAATTGAGCTTTTCTACTTTAAGGAAGTCAGCAAAGTGACGGGCTATTTTCATCAGTTGAAAACGTATCTCTGGCACAAGACTATCACCGTCCCATAATTTAGGATTAAGCGTTGTATTATATGCTACTGGATCAATAGCTTCAATGAATTCATTTAGATGCATAAATCATATTTATCTGTAGTTCTCTGGCGGATACTCAGAACAGTACAGGTTAAGTCCGCTATGGTGGAAACTGTACCATCTATCATTATTATACCATGCCCAAAGTTCTACATCAGAGCGATACATTGGATGTGGGATATCATACTGCGCCACAAACCCTACTTGGCTGGGTAACTTTAAAGGTTTAGCCCGACGTAGGAAACTGCTAGTATACCAGCACTGATTACCTTCGTAGAATGTAGGCAGTCCGTCATCGCGAGATTTCCGCTGTACTCCGCAAGTATCGTATTCGCCAGTATCTAACAATGCGATACAGTCTTGCCAACGTTCTATATTAAAATAGTCCAAGTACCAACGCCAGTGTTTAGCCTGGGTAGTAGTATGAGTTATACCTTTTTGGTGTATGTACAGTGCGTAGTATTCTCTGTTTGAATTAGCAAGAGCGTGTTCTTGCATGAGAATGTAAGTTGGGTGTTCAAACTCTGCCGAGCTTGCTGTACTGTTGTGCCACACAATATTAGTGTGATTGTATTTGTTTTTGAGTTGTTGCCAGTTAGCGTAATTGTAATGGCAATTTATATGTAAGTCACAAGCATCTATTAATCCGCTTGCTATTATTTTATCTAGTTGTTCTTGGGTAATGTCTTGCCAATTAGCTGTGCTATCTATCGCATGGTAATATACCTGCGGCCGATAGTTGGTCATTTTACAAGCCGATAAATTTTAGAAGAGTTGCCATGTTAGGATTACCGATCCATCCTGCTCCGGCGGCAAATGCTAGGCCAATCATTCCATATCTGATCCACTTGTCTTTCAGTGTCTGTAGGTCTTTGATCTTGCCAGCCATCTCGGCATGCTGTGTAGTTGATGCTTCACGCATGTCTTTTAACGTATCAAGTAAGGAGGCTTGATTGGAAGTAATATCCAGTTTGATGTCATCAAACTTTTCGTTAAAATTCTCAACTTTCGTCTCTAGTACGCTTACTCTCTCTGCTACTGTAGCCATTAGGGCATCCTCGATTAATGTGTCTAGGCACGTTGCCTAGTGTATGATTAATTGCCTATAATGATTGAGCCTTCTACGAGTATTTATAACTTTTCGGCAAAAATAATGTTGCGACTTGGGCCTTCTGTAACAAACACATCGTAGTTTTGTTCCATGCTTTCGTCTAAGCCTGCTATGTATGGAATACCGTCAAAGTCTTCTATTAAATTGCCAACAGGGTCAGCTTCTTTTTCAAAAAAGTTAGCTCTTTCTGTATTAAAATCAAATTGCCAAACACGAATAATATTACTGGTATTGAATCCTAATATATGGCCACTAATTTCCATAATCTTTGGACTTTTTGTATAGCTTACGTTTGCTCGCATGCCTAGTGTTTGTATAACCGTTTGGAAGTTTTGTTCCCTCCAACGGTCTGATTCTTTGCCAATCTCGTGCCTATACTGTCCGGTATTTGTTATGTCAACTGTTGTGTATAGTTTATATTCCATGCCTATATTTAACAGTCGTAAAAAAGCCTACTATGAAAGTAGGCTTAGTCTTCCCATCCCTGAGAAATTTAACTATTATTGATAGTTTTGATCGAAAATAGCTTCAACAGTAATTGTTAAACCACTGATAGCCATGTCAGCTGTTGCAACTGTAATGTCGCCTGTACCTTGGATAGCCAAGTATACAGTGTCAGTTGTACCGCTTACAAATGCTGCACCAGATGCTCCAGATAAACCAGCTACAACAAATGCGCTGTCACCGGATCCGTTCGAACCATGTGATGTTGTAACATAATTGATAACTGAATTTAAATCGTCATTTGTTAAGTCTGTTCCTGCTAATTTTAAAATCAATGTGCGTGGGCCTAAACCGTTAGCACGGACATTTTTTAAGTAGTTTGCCGCTACTGTGGTTGCTGTTAATGATGGCATAATAATCTCCTCTGAATATGCTTAATCAAATACTCACACTCTGTGAGCTTTGTATATGTATTTAGTATTGGTGTAAAAAAAGTAGCTTATAGGGCTATTTTTTGGGAGATAAGACGGAACCAGTCTGCGCTACCTTCTTTAAGGAAACGATCTGGATACTTCTTCTGCATATCGCCCTTAAACTGTGCTAAACGTGGGTTGTCGATGCCTTGTGGCAAGTGTTGTAGTATACGATCCACTGTGGCTAACCAGTCTTGATTAGCATTAGGGTCTTTAAACAAGCGTTGGGCAATTTTATTAATGTCACGTTCTAATACTTCACCGTTGGCACGAGTTTTTAACGACCCGCCCATACCATAGTATAAAAACGCTTTTTCCAAGTTATCCGGAATTGTGTTAGCTAGACTGGCTAGAGCAAACTGTTGATCTTGTCCATCCCATTGATAGTCTTTGGCATAGTCGTGCTCGTGATGTTTAACTGTAGTAGCCGCATTTTCTGTAGTTGGAAAGTCTACTTGATAGTATGCTGGTAGCTTTGTACCCAGTGCCGGCACGTCTACTGTAACTCCTGCTGGAATACCTAAGTGTACTTGTTCGCCTGTTTGGGTAACTGCGTCAAAACTCTGTTTAAGATACTGTGCTAGAGCAACTCTAATTTGGCTGTCATCAGCGTCTGCTTCTAAACCTAACTTGGGAGCAATTTCTTTACTGCTGATATGAATATCTATATCGCCGGCTGTAGTTTTAACACTGCCCATTTTATAGTATGGGTGGCTAGGATGCCAACTTCCAGCTGAGCCGCTAGTCCAATGCCCTTTTGTTCCCAGGGCATCTAGTACAGGCTGTACTTGTTTGACGATAGCATTGTAGGATTCGCGTGGAATACGTACAATAATACCTTTAATGTTCTGTGGATCTATTTTCTTCTTTGGTTTAGCAGTTGCGCCTAAACGGGTATCGTTGATTTCTTCAATACCATACAGTCCAGCTGGTTCTAATGCGTAACCGCTCATTGATCTTTACTCTCTTGTATACGCTTGATGCCGCGTTTGAATTTGGTGCTGTCGCCAGATTTGATACTGTTGATGAAACGGCGTTCTAATTCGGCCGCTGTTTCAAGGTCGTAGTTCTCTCTAATCAAAGAGAGCAGGTTAATAGCACTTTGAATTAAGTTACTGCCGCGACTTTCGATTACCAAATCGGTGTCACGACTGATACCTAAGTCACTGAGTTCCTGTAGTATTGATCGGGTGCTCTTTCGCATATTATTGTTTTCCACATGTATTTATTTGATTATACATTCTGTACTTAGCAAAATCAAGCCGCTTGATAAATTCCAACTCTTATCATGGTTTCTACTGAGTACACTAAATACATGGTAGGACACAATTCTACACACACTTACAGAGGAAAGTACAATGAAATTCTTATCAAACCGTATGTTAGCCATTATGGAACGTTTAGCAGAAATGTTTCCTGGTTCATCATATCAATCAAGCCTAGATGCTTATCTAGCAGACAAAGGCATTACTGATGCCGCTCAATTAGAAAACTATATCCGTCAGTTTAACTATAAAAAGGAACAGTACCTATGAAAAACTTTTTAAACACCGTATACAATATTTGTCTATCAATTGGACAAACAAGAGCGGCATGTGCATTGGCTCGCGTGGGCCGATACGAAGAAGCCAAAGCCTTAATGACCAAGTAAGCTGTTGCGGCGCAAGAGATATATACACTATGAATTTAGTTTATATACACGGGGCCAATGCCACAAGCGAAAGCTTCAACTATATTAAAAGTAAGCTGGGCACGGGCTTGGACCTTAATTACGACAGTCGAAATGGGTTTGAAAACAACTTAAAAGACATGAAGTCGACGTTGCAAAATTATAAGAACCTAGTGTTTGTTGCTCACAGTCTAGGCGGAATTTATAGTTTACATTTAGCTAACTCGATGCCCGAGTCTATTAAGGGTGCTGTTACCCTAAGCACACCTTATGGTGGTGCTGAAGTTGCGGACTATGCTCAATACTTCTTACCATTCAGTAGACTAATGCGTGATATCGGGCCTAGTTCGTGGGTAATGAAGCAGGCAAGAAACATTAAGATACAGCATCCGTGGACTAATATTGTAACAGTCAAAGGACAAAGCCCTTTTATGCATGAGCCCAACGACGGTGTGGTAACTATTGCTAGTCAGAAACATCATGAAGATATGGAATTAGTAGAAGTGGATTGTAACCACTATGAAGTTGTGCTGAGTGATGCGGTTGTTAAACTTGTAGAAGAAAGAGTAAACAAGTTTAAGAAATAAGTCATTCAGCTTTACAAACAGTTTGTAATACTGTATAATAAATACATAGACAGCAAAGTTGCTGTCAATACAGACATTAACACACAGGAGATTATTATGTCATTTGAAACACCAAAACTACCAGAAGTTAAATTCAGCAAAAACGGTTACGAGATCCGTACAGACGTGTTGGCCATGGCCAAAGACGCTGTTATGGAAGAATACCACTCAAAATTCCGCGGCTGGGAAATGTCAGTGGCCAAAGATGCAAAGACTGGACAAGTTGTCACTAAAATTGACATGCCAGAGTTTCCAGGTCTAGATAAGATCATGGAAGCGGCTGAAAAGTTCTATGGGTTCGTAAATACGGGCACTAAGAAGTAAGCATAGCTTTTAGTAGGCTGATACTATAAAAGCAAAAAAGGACCTCTGGGTCCTTTTTTTTATGATATGCTTTCTTTGCCAAACATGTCTGGAAACGCTTTTCCAAAGTTCCGCATAATAACTGCGGCTCTAGCATTAGCATCATTCTCTTGCGGTGATCCTGTAGACCCTGCTTCGTCGTCTTCTAGCTCGTTGTCTAAGTCTTGTTTGTAATGAACAAGCTCGTGTGCTAGTGTGCGGCACACATCCATAATGTGACGATTGGTAACTGTAATAGTAATGTGTTCGTTGCCTGGTTGGTATCCGCCAAAGCTTCTACGTTCCATAGACTCCTTGCTATCAAATACAAAGTCAAACTTAGGCAAGCTCTTTAGCTCTAAGTCCTTGGCAGCAAAACGGATAAAGTCCAATAGTATTGGATAGGTATCCTTCTTTTCTAAGCCTTCAGTTAGTAATTCACGGACTTTCATTTCTTACCTGTTGGCACACAGTTGTCCACTGTCTTGCCACCTTTCTTCTTGGTGCCCATGCGTTTGTAGCCATCCCAACAGGCTTTGCCATCAACGCCTTTTTGTTTAGCCTCGCCAATGTTCTTATCAATGCCACGACTAGCAACACCGCCTTGCTTACGCTTGGCAGCTAGTTGTTCAATACCATGGCGAATTTGTTCTAAGTTTTGTTCCAAACCCATAAACATTCCGCCTTTGGCTAGACGTGTAATCTTTTCCCAAGCAATTAAATCATCGCTTTCTGCTAACTGTGCTAGTTCTTTAAGCTGATTACGTGCTTGAACAATGCGTCCTTTAAGACTCATTGGATTGGCTTTTTCGTGTCCGTACACAACAGGATCGTTAGGATCGCCTGTCATGTCGATTGGAGTTTCTAGTAGTTGATTAATCTTCATATACTTACTTATCTCTGTTCAATCCAACTTAGACTGGCCACGGCTTTTTTGTTGGCATTTTTAGCGGCTATGGCGATTGTTACGGTATCGCTGACTGTGCCCATACTGCCTCGTCCTAACTGTAGATCTGCGTCTTTACTCAGTTCAACTCTAACGGCAGCGCCAGCAGTGATGAATCCAGAGTCAATTTGATTGCCGTCTGTGACAGCACCTGTTGAAGTGTAGTTGTATTGTGTAAATGCGTTGGCATCTGGCATGTCTGTCCAAGTACCGTTGAGTGTAGCGTTGCGTAGAACTTTATAATAGATGTCAGTGTTGTCCAGTGTGTTGGCTATAAAGTTTGACAGTAGAATAATACCTTCTAGAGCAGTGGGTTTCATACGCACACTGACCACAGGATAAAATGTCAATGCTGTATCTAATGTGATACCAGTCAGCGGAGTCAATATGTTTGACGGGATGCCCTGCTTGACCAATCGTCCTTCTACTAACAAACTGTTTGATCCTTGATATAAATGATGTGTGCCTGCGGCACCACCAAAGTTTTCAAGTTCTAGTCTAATGGGTAAGAATGGAGTTCTGCTCCACGGCAATAACAATATATTGCCAGTGTTGAATGTGTGTATGACACGGGGCAATCCGTTCATAATGAAACTGAATGATATCTGTCCTGCGCCGTACCATTCGTAATCCATGGATATCATCTGCTGTGCTAACGGATTTGCTGTGAAGCCGCTAGGGCCAGTGCCGTCAAGTTTATCACCATTCCAGTTATTGCGAGTAACCCTTTGTGTAGTTTGTACTCCTGATGCTGTACTAGTTAGTACAACAGCATATTCTGGTTGTCCATTAGCATCTAGTGTGCCGCTGTCTTCAAAATAAAATCCATCCGAGCCGTTAAACAGACCAAATCTACGACGAACTCCTACTACAGGCATTTCTAATCTAACTGAGAAAGTCAGTGTGTTCTGACGGCCTGAAGTATATCGCATAACTTGTCTGGTTTGTCTTACAACTTTAGAACCCAGGGTAGATGTTACGGACATATCAACAAGACCTTGATTGGTGTTGAATGAAGCTGATGCTCCGTTAGCAGTGGTCTCATCCCACACATCAGTTTCCTTACCGTATTGGAATGTGTTAAAGAATAATGACTCTTGTGTTTGTACTTTTAGACGACCCTTGCTGTCTATACTGGAACTAACTCCAGAACCTTCTCCCGATCCTACTAGGTTAACATTGGCACGAAGCACTGGTTGGCCAACATTATTGTACTCCATCGCATTGTGTAAGTCTAATAAATTAGGCTCATGTGAATGCTGGTAGTTGGTTGAATTAGGTAGTTGTACGCCCATGATATATTAAGGTACCGCTGGGTAGTTAGTTGTCTTAATGTATGTGGCTGTTATCTTAGCGGCTCTGTATGACCCAGTCCACGTAGCTTGCCAAGGAGAATCAGCGGCGGTACCTACACTGATAACACCTAGATTTACATTTTCATACAACCAATTTGCTCCATCCCACCGCACAGATTCGTCTACGTATTGATAAGTTTCTCTACCGTAAGGAAAGTATCCAATAGGAGCCATCTTGCGCCAACTTTGGCCACCGTAAAAACCGTTCTCGTCACCAAACGGACCATCCATAAGCACCCAAGCAGTAGCATTGGGTTCAGCGGCATTAGCAGGATCATCTATACCAATGCCAGTCCAAGGACGGCCAACTACTAGACTTGCTCTAGGACTGAATAGTTTGCCAGTAAAGTCGTTAGTTGCTGTTTGCCCAGTATGAGCGTATGTTAAGTTTAAGTTGCCGCTTGCTGGCCCGTTGCCATACAACAATCTAACGGGATAGTATTCGCCAGCAGTTAAGCTGATAGTTCCTGTGCCAGGGCCTGCCCAACTAGCACCAGCTAGTTCATTGCTAGTAGTGTATCCTGTAACTGCTGTGTTACCAATCCATAAGTATGAAGCATCATCGCTAGTAATAGTAAATGTCCAAGTGCCAGTGTAAGTGGCTAACAAATATCCTGTGTATAGTACCGTAGTGTTTTCTGCTATAGATGCTATGACAAAATTATTTGCTGTTGTGGAGGCTGTTACTGTGGCAGTATCAGTAAAAGCAACATCGTCATTGTGATATCCTGTGTAAGTTACTTTACGAATTCCTGCTTGTGTAACTCCAGGAGTTAGTGTAAATTCATAGTTGGGATTGTCAATTATATTATTATCATCAAATTGTGTAGGTAACTGTGTAATATCGTAGATTGCTCTTGGATTCCCGTCAGCGGCTCTGTTTGTTGCGGCCAAATCTAGTTTAGCCTTTTGTCTTAATTCTCTTGTAGCTAAATGTGCTATTCCGTTTGCTGACATATTACTCTCCAAATCCTGCCTGATACGCCGGGTACATACTTGGATGCTCTCCACGGATATCTGCCGGGTGTTTAGGACCATTAACTCCGCCGCCTGCGTCTTTAGTTACACTATCAATATCTGCGTACATTTCTTGTGGTTCATTAGCATATTCTGTTTCAGCTTCAACAGGTAACAATCCAGCAATTTGCTTCATACGAGCTAATTCTTCGTCATCATCACTGCTGTTAGCCATACTCAATGGGCTTAGTTCGCCTTCTGGTTCGTGAGCAATGACAATAGTTGTTGTAGGTTCGGGCTGTTGAATTGTATCTAACTTAGTTAGTAACCCTCTTATAATGTCGCTGATATTCATGTTTTATCCCTCATGCTATATTTATGATTAAATAGTTCACTATGATAAACATTGAACCATTCGAAAAACTAATAACAGACTTAAAAGCCAACGGCAAATATCGTGTATTCAACGATATTCTACGTGAAAATGGCAAATTTCCCCGAGCAATTTGGTACGGCCCGTACAATATTAAAAACATTGTAAACTGGTGTAGCAATGACTACTTGGGCATGGGCCAGCATAAGGTTGTTTTAGATGCTATGCACACAGCCTTAGATATGACTGGAGCTGGTTCTGGCGGTACTCGCAACATTGCTGGTACTAGTCATTATCACGTGGCATTGGAGCACGAGCTAGCACAGCTACACAAAAAGGAAAAAGCCTTGTTGTTTAGTTCAGCTTATGTGGCCAACGAATGGACGCTAATTGCTCTAGCTAAGATTATTCCTAACATCGAATTTATCAGCGACGAGAACAATCACAACAGTATCATTGTAGGCATCCAACACAGTAAGGCTAAAAAAGTTGTGTTTAAACACAACGACTTAGAAGATCTAGAACAGAAACTTAAGATTAGTTTTGCTCAAGGCAATGTTCCTTGTGTAGTATTTGAATCAGTTTACAGTATGGATGGCGATTGCGGACACATTAAAGAGATATGTGATCTAGCCAAGAAGTACAAAGCTATTACTTACATTGACGAAGTACATGCTGTGGGCCTATATGGCGAAAATGGCGCAGGTAAATTAGAGCAACTTGGACTACAGGACAAGGTTGATATAGTCAACGGTACCTTGGGAAAGGCCTTTGGAGTCCAGGGCGGATACATTGCTTGTAAGGCCGTTGTAGCAGATGCTATCCGTAGTGTTGCCGCTGGCTTTATCTTTACAACGTCAATGAGTCCTGTTACTTGTGCTGGCGCATTGGCAGCTATCAAGTACTTGAAAGACCACAACGAGATTCGTGAAAAGCATCAAGAACGTGCTCGTAAGTTAAAGCACAGATTAACTGTAGCTGGTATTACGGTTATGGATTGTGCTACAGAACATATTGTGCCTGTACTAGTAGGCGATGCTAAAAGATGTAAAGCTATGAGTGACGCATTGTTAAA